TGATTGCCTTCTAAAAATACTAATTTTTTGGTGGGCACCTTCGTGATTAGCTCATCTAGCGCGCCCCGGGCCTCTGCCATTTCATCCTTCCAGGTTTTCCAATCCATCAGGGGGTCTTTTGCGTGGCGAGATACCGAATAGAAATCAAAGAAGTCGCCATGAATTACTACTTCATGTGGTTTTAAATCTTTGCCAATATCGAGGAGGATTTTCCAAGCGGCTTTCGATATAAATGGATGGTGACAATCCGAAACGTGCAACACTCGTTTAAGTGTACTCAAGTCTCACCGCCAGGAAAGGAAGTTTAGGGATTTGATAATTGTAAACTAAAAATCAGAAGAATAATAATTCTCCTCGTCATCTTCTGCCCTGCGTTGTCTTTCCCAGGCTTGGTTATACATTTCGTCTTGCTGCTCTTTATACCATTTATCAGTATAAGGTTTGGTTACAGCTTTAGGTTCTTCGTGTAACCAATGCAATGCTTCCCTAAACGCATAAAGAACCGCGTCACATATATCTGAATGGAATGTGTCTTTTATCTTTGGTTTTCCATCTGGGTTTGGATTGTCCCTATCCCATTCCACCAAACGGCAATCTTCTGCGAAGCGGGATGATTTTCGGGCAAAAAATCTTCTTGTCCTGAGTGCGTCATTGAGGATTTCGATATACTCAAACTTTCTTGCCTTTTCTGCGGGGCTGATTGGCAGTGCGTATCGCTTGCGAATTTCCTCCGCAATTTTTTGACCAAGTCCACCTGTGTCCATGACAACACGCAAGGGATTGTATCGTTTGATGAACCCTTCAAGTTGAGTAGCAAGTTCCGTAATCCCTTGTTTGTGGGTGACCAATTCGTCAATGAGGTAAGCTTCTTTTGTTTGTTCGTTCCAGCCAATGACACAAATTGCATCGGCATCAGTGAATCCGATATCGCAGCCAATAACATAAGTCCATTCTCCTTTAGTTTGCGGTAATTGTTCAAAATGATTTAATTCGGCGTTGTATCTAAAAACAAGGGAATTAGGATCGAACGCCCATCTTCCGAAACATTCACGCTGTATGCTAGGGTCTTCTCTTGTGACCCCTTTCCGGTCAAGTTCTCTTTGCAGGATTTCTTCGTGTGACATTCCTGATTTGATTGGTAGCCAAGGGTTGTCGAACATTGTCCAGTAGTGGTGCGACCAACGATTTGATTGACTACAGTCATAGAAATATCCAACTGGGACTGGACCGGGAGTTCCAATAAGTCGAAGACGGCCAGCGTAGTCAAAGAGTCGTTTAGCGATAACTTCATCAACGAGCTCTTGGATGTAGCTCCTAAAAGCCTGGCATTCATCAATATAGCAAAGCGCCAAAGCCAAACCCCTAAATTTCTCAATTTCTGACTTATCTTTAGCGCCAGACACATAAATCCTTGAACCATTCTGAAGTGAAATTGAAAGTTCAGATTCATTTATCTTCGCTCCTAAGTTGTATTCCCTACATATTTTAACTAAGTCGGGCCAAATAATTCTTTTAGCAGAAAGTCGATTAAGCGTGATGTAAAGGCACACGATTCCCGCTCGTCCCAGAGCAGTGTGAACCAAATCTGCCGCACACCCGGTTGTCTTTCCCGCTCGGACGCTACAGACAGCCGTTGCAAAAGGGCTTTTGTCTTTAACAAACTCGAGCTGTTTTCCAAAACAAAAGTCCTCAAGCGTAAAAGGCTTTTTGTTTCCTTTTGTGAGCCACGCCTTGGCAAGTGCTTTTGTCTTTTCATTCATCCGTTTCGAGTTTTTTCTTTAAGTATTCCTGTATCTGTTCTTCTGGTACTTTGTCTAAATCAATCCTTTGACGGCTATGTTGGTCAAGGTAGTGCTCACTCATGTGCTTAATCATTGTGTCACTTCCTTCTAACGCACGCTTCCATTGTAAGTCCCTTAGTTTTGCCTTTCCACTATTCCTAGCTTCTTCAACTATTGCCGCATAACGTCTATGAATTGTATCTGTGGAAACTCTAAAAAAAGCGGCTATTTCCCTTATGTGCCATTGTTTTTCGGCGCACTTAATCAATTGTTCGATGTCTATTTTTTTTCTAGGTCTAGCCAAGTTTCACCGCCTTTTTATTGGTGTACTGTTCCCAACGGTCAATGATGACCTGACAGTACTGCGGGTCTAGTTCCATCATAAAACATTTCCGCTTTGTTTTCTCGGAGGCAATTAGAGTAGTGCCCGATCCTCCAAATAAGTCTAGTACCAAGGCTCCTTCGGAAGCCGAATTACAAATAGGGTATTCGATTAAAGGAATTGGCTTCATCGTCGGATGAAATTCATTTTTAAAAGGCCGTTCAAAATCCCACACCGAAACCTGTTTTCTATCTGCAGTCCACTTGTGTGCGGCTCCTGTCTTCCACCCATAAAGAATTGGTTCATGTTTGTAGTGATAGTCTTTTCTGGTCATCACAAATTGGTGCTTATTCCAAATACAATTTTGGGCAAAATGAAATCCAGCTCTCTTAAACTCAGTCATAAAAGGAATCGTCATAGAGTCTGCATAAAACACATAGATAGAACCCCCATCGACTAGAGCCTCATAGTAGTTGGAAAAAGCTTTTCTCAAAAATGATTTGAAATCGGATTCAGACATTTTATCGTTTTTGATTTTAAGTCCATCGGATCTTCGATTTCTGGCAGCCAAGTTCTTCTCTGATTCGTCATTTATTGCTACATTGTAAGGTGGATCTGTGACCACCAAATCAACTTTTTGACCATCGAGTAGCTTTTCAACGTAGGGTCGGTCGGTGCTGTCACCGCAAAGAAGACGGTGATCCCCAAGTACAAACAAATCCCCAAGCTTGATGTTTGTTTCTCTAACTTCCGGTGTTGCTTCCTCATCGCCCAATTCTTTTTCTTCGGGTGTAACTGTAAAGTCTTTAATCCCTATCAAATCAATATCAAACGGGCCTAAGTCGGATAAATCAGCGTTAATTTCTTTTAAGTCTAACTCAGCCCACATTGCTATGGCATTGTCGCTTTGCACAAATAACCATTCTTGATCATCATCTTCAAAGTCTTGATAAACGACTGGGGCTTTTTCCCATTGGTTTGCTTTTATTGCTTGCAGTGTTCCATGGCCCTTTACGATTCTCTTAGACCTATTGGAAACTACAATGGGTGCTCTGACCCCTTGATATTTTAATATCTTAGCTAGCCGTTCAATTTGGTCTTCAGGGTGTTTGTTTCTATTCTTTGGATGCGGCTTTAATGAACCTACTTCAACTAATGAATCATATTTACAGTGAATATTCATTTTTGCATACCATGTCATATAGTTTAGGAGCAGCCCAAGGTGCTACTCGATTCTTTACCGCTCTTTCAACCAGCGTTCCTACTGGAGAGCAGACAAAGAAATAGCCAGCGCCGTAGAGCGCCATGTCACAAGTAATAACCGTGGCCCAATAACTTATTACCGGGGCTAGACCTTTGTATCTGTCATCAGTCACAAAGTGGTCATAAAAATTTGTGTAACCGTAAAAACAAGGCTTAAAGCAAACAGGGATACAGTAATTGAGAGTTTTTAAATCGGTAAGCCTTAAAGTTTCGCATACATCGAGGCCAAGTTTTGCCTCAAGTATTTCGTAGGCTAGTGCCAACCAATCGGATATGGGTTTAAAGTCACCAATGCTTCTAGTCTCTACCGCTTTAATAAGTTTGCCGTCCAATGCGGCCCATTCGGTTTCGAGTTTTTTAGCTTCATAAACATAATTATTACGATACAGATTTGTCACGCCGACTCTAACCATTGCGCGAATTGCAGTATTAGCCCTGATTGCAACGCGTGTATAATTTCTTAAACTTGTTTCAGCTTCCTTAGTTTTTTTGTTGGCCGTTTCTTTTTCCTGTGCACTATAATGCTCATCGCCATGTATTTCTTTCCATGCCTCTTTATCCACATTAGCTGTGCATAATGCTGAGAATGTTATTAGTATTGTTAAATATTTAATCATTTAATTGTCTCCTGATAATTTGCTTGAAGCGCCTCGTAGAATTTCTTTTCACTGGCAACTTTTCTTTGTTTTATCCAATCCTCGACCATAAACTCTTTTAGTTCCTCGGGGCTCATGAGCATTATTTTTTGAGCCTTTTCTGTTAGCTGTCTTTCTTTTTCTACCCTTTGTGCCTCATATGCCAAAAGCTTTGCTTCAACTTCTTTTTTTCCTTCTAGGCCAAACTTAGCAAGCGTCACAATGCATTCACCAAGCCTGTAGCTTTCCCCTTCTTTGTAAGCAATCTTTGTCGATTTGACTTTATGTTGCTGTTTGGTTTTTGGTCTAAATGCGTCTTTAAACTTAGTTAGCCAAACGCTTACATAAAAAAGAATGGCGTAGATGAGTTTCACTTAGTTTTTTCTTTCTTCAAAACTTCAGGGGTGTTTTTACAGACCAATGATTCAAAAAGGCTGGCTGCTAAATATCCGCAACGGTTTTGATATTCCCAATAAACATCGCCATTTTCTTGTCGCCACATCTCGAGCCCTGGGTATGTTTTTTGGTCTAATCCTTTTTCTAGGTGTTTATTGAGACCTGCCACAAAAATACGATTTGACGTATGGGCAAATTCAATCGGTTCAGCTTTGTTTCTCATGGTTTTCCTCCAATGCTTTTAGTAGTAGTTCTTTTATATTTACTGAGCAATTTCGCCAAGCAAGTTTTAAATAACTAAAAGGTTTTGAGCCATCTTGGAATGCGTATCCCAAAATAACGGTGGGGTCGTCTTTTAAACAAGCAACTTTTACTTTTTGTGATTCTAAGACGCCTTCAAGTCGCTTGTGTTGCAAGCTCATCCATGTGTCTTTTTTTAAAGTGGTGGAATTGGTTTTGTCGTACCAATTATGCTGCAAATAAGTTGCAAACAAAAATGGTTCATCGTCTTTGGTATGGTTTCGTATTCGGATATGTTGCTTCATGGTTCTTCGCTTAAATAATAATTATATCAAAATATCAATCCAAAGTCTTTTGCCATGCGCCAAATTGCATACTTTACTTGTCGCTTAGTAAGTTTTAGTTTTTCCGCAATTTCGCTCCCCGACAAACCCTCGCAATGTAATTCCCAAATCCTTCTTTGTCTTTCGTTTTTAAACTCTGTCTCGTGCAGTATTTGCCCTGCCACTCGGTAATACTCCCCTTGAGATTCTTTCCACGTTAAACTTGTGTAACCATAGTTAAAGTGGTTCTTTTTATTTTTCTTCTCAGAAAATGAAACACTTCCGGCCCACGACTTAAGCCTATCACTGTCTCTTTCCTCAATATCATTAAATCCTGCGGCTTTTAGTTTCTTGTCCCAGTCTTTAATTAACTGCTTGAGGTTTTGTTTCAGCTTTTTCTTTCTCATTGATTAGCTGTAAAACTTCAACGGACACTTGATTGGCTGCAGCTTTTTTAACCAAGTTAGCAATGTGCTTTTTGGGCACATAGGCCACGTTAGGTGGTAACTGCAAAATCAAAGTTCCAATTACCTTTTTTAATTTGTCGTTTACTGGTAATTCAGAAAGACAAGCAATGTCATCAACCCATGCGTCAAATTCTTTTATGCCTTGAGGTAATTTTTCAGGCAAATAACTTTTCCATTTTTTAATTAATGGGACCGTCATTTTTTTCTCCTCGCTTAATTGTTTCTTCTAGTTCGCCTTTAGCTCTGTTTGTTAGTAAACTTCCTCGATGAGCCCATTTTTTCATGTCCTCAAGCAACTCATTAAATTGGTCGTTTAACTTATTGAGCTCTTGAGTTTTTAAATCAACCAAATAAGTTAGCGCACCAAGTTCAAATTGAAGCTTAGAAAAGTTTTGCTCGCAGTCTTGAATTGTTGGGTTTTTTGTTTTTTCTTTTTTAAATAAACTCATTAAATGTCTTTCGTTTCTTCTGTTTTTGGTTCCACTTTGGATTCAAGTGTTTGAATTTTTTGTTGCAAGGTTTGAATGTCGCGCACCAAGTCTTGCACCAACCACTTAGCGTCAACTTCAGGATTTAGCGTTACCTGGCCTGATTCAACATCAAGCCACGCGGCTTCGCACCTGCTCCAAAGTTTTACTTGTTTTGTTTCTTTTGTATCTGACATTTTGTTTTTTCCTTTCTTATATAAAATATTTATTTCCAAACGGATAATTCGGATTGCAGTCTCTTGCTCTTACATAAGCACGCCAACACTGTTCTCGCTTACAAACCATATTATCGGGCTTGGGAACTAATCGACCCAAATCGTCTAAAAAGTGATGCGGAAAACTACAACAATCCGAATATTCATCGTCAATTTGATTTTTCCATTGTTCTAACAATTCTTTTAAGGTCATTTCGGTATAACCGTTTCTTTTAAAAAAACTTTTTTAGCGTTGCCCTTGTAAATCTCTAATCGACCCGGGCCGTAATGTTCCCACAATCTTTTTTTTATTTTCCAAACATCAGTTTCAAATCCTTTGGCTTCTGCCCAAGCAAAGTTGTTAGTTTGTAAGTCAACAAATTTAAAATCTGGAATGTAGCAGATTCTAGCCTCTGTGAGGTAAATATGGTCTTGGCATTGAATGTCTCTTATCTCGCCAGCTTTTTCTCGGAGCAATAATAAATTGAAAACAGCGCATTCAAATTGGGAGGCAAACGAATAGCCTGCGTGATGTACTTTTTTGTTTTTGTATTTTGCTTTGAACAATTTGCTTCCTGTTTAAACAACCGGAGGTTTTGCCTCCGGCTGAGTCTATGAAACAAGCAAACAAACAACATCATTTGCAGAAGCTTGACTATTCCTGCGGTCAATTAATTTGTAAATAGTTTTTTTTGGCAGTTGGCGTTAATCGTTAGATGGATTGTAAACAGCCGGAAGATTTTTAGGCTGTGTAGTTTCAGGTTTTGCATAGCCCTTTGCTTTTGAAAACCTATTAGCCGCAACGGTAAGCAAATCGCAACCCTGCAAAAATTCTTTATAGGTAATTTTTTTGGTTAGTAGTTGGTCGAGGAGGTTTAAACAATCTTCCACGAAAGCAGGATCCGCAGTGTCATTGACTTCCGCAGCTTGGTGCATCATTCCCATTATTGAAGCATCTTTGGCTTGTTGTCTTTCGTAAAACCGCTTCTTTGCTAAATTCACAGCTTTAGAAATTTCATCAAGTAAAGGCGCGGACCGTTGGGTCATTAAAATTTCATCAACGGCTTCTTTAAAGTCTTGGCCGCCAACGTCTTTAAAAGCTTGCCATAAAAGCATAAGCCTTTCGTCGGAGTAGGAAGTAGGCCATTGGTTTTTTAGGCGCGCCATTTGGGCTTCAAATTGAAATCTATCCATTTTCCTTGATCCTTTTTTCTTCGGCCTCTCGCTCATCCGCAAGTTCCTGCCAAGTTTTCTTTTTTGGCGCGGCACTTTGTAAGGTCTTTCGATATTGCTCCCAGCCACGTTCAAGCCACCCCATTACAAACCGAGTCCAGCCAGACTTTGATTTAGGCTGTTTCTTGGGATTGGCCGCAAACCAAACCTTCATTTTCTCTTTTTCCCTAGCTACAAAGTCTTTATCTGGGTAAATGGTTTCAATCTTGTTATTAAGAAATTCAGAAAAATTAGATTTAATTAAATCCTGCTCAGTCGGCTCAGTAATTGAAATATTTTTCAATTCTGAGCTAAATGTTTTTGTTTTGTTTTGTTTTGTTATGTCTTGTCTTGTTATGTCTGTTATGTAGCGCCCGTGAACGTCACGCGCACGTAACGTGTACGTAACGCACCCGTTACGTTGTAGTTTTTCTAAACAATTCTCAATACTTGAAACGCTAACCGATGTTTGTAGTGACAGCCACTCTAGGGAAAATTCAAGCTTTGCAGAGTTTTTCTGCGATGCAATAGAAAGCAAACAAACCCATATCCAGCGTTCTTCTGGTGCAAACTCAAAGAATTGTGAATCGTTACACATTTGGTTTTGCAGCCTAAACCAGCTTGGATTAGATACGTCCTTTCTGGGATTGAACTTTTCCCAGTTCAGAATCGTAATTTCAATTTGCTGCATTTTTGCGCTCTAAAAAACAATCGAGGCAGTAATAACCTTTTCCGCTTTTACTGGGACGGTACGCTTTACCGTGTTTTTCGCAAACGGGAATTCCGTTAGAAGTCTCTGTAACGCGTCCCTTTGGTTGAGGGGTGCTTTGGGGTTCAACTCTTTGTACGGCGTCCTGGTAACACGCTGCGAACGCTTTAGCAGCGCATAACAAAGCATACTCTAGTTTCGATAAATCACTCATTCGTTATTTTCCTTTCAACTTCTGATATTGTTCGCACCACTTTGACACATTGCAATAACTTTCGCAACGAACATTTTCGCCAGGGCGATATTCAATAAAATACCCTTTGCCCATCGTTGCCAAGACCTCCTGCGCCTTAGCTTCCTCGGCATACAAACCACCTGGAATTGCTTTTGCTCCACCCACTTTTTTAATTGCCCATATAGTAGGTTTTGCCCACCTTTCCTCGGGGCTACATTGCAATTCTTCTTGTTCGGCCTTCAAGTGTAATACAACTCTATTTTGTAAGTATTCCTTGCATTTAGCGTCGTCCCAGACCGGGATATCAATATACTGCACAGGGGTCTGAGGGTAGTTTTCATCACGCTTAGCCTCTAGCTTAGAATGGTCGCGCATAATAAGAAGCACCTTAATGCTTTCGACCTTGTGGGGCTTTCCGCTTGTGTTAAGCATTTTGGTTCTAATGAGATGGGCAAGGAGGTTAGTTTGATTGACCCATTCTTCTGGAACATCGCCCTTAGCCTTCCAGGCTGTAGAAACTTTAAAATCAATGAGTTCTCCTTTTTTAGGGTTGTATAAGTCAAAAGCCCCGCTAATGTTTTTACCCATAACTTCGTGATGAACCCTGAGTTCAGAAATCCAACCCTCCTCGCGCATGCTTTTAGCCGCCCGCTCAAACAGCGCATGAGCAGTTTCGCCTTGAATTGTATAGACCAACTCAGAGGCATCGACTTCTATATCCTCCTCGTGCTTTTTTCTAAGCGCTGATATTTTGGCGGGTCCAATAAGCTCAGTTACGGTTCTCCAAGAACCTTGACTGTTATAGGTCTTTTCAGAAACCGCGCGCACAAAAGGGTCTGGTAACCCCAGTTTATTTGTTATTTTCATAACTTACCCCAAATTTTATCGTATTCGGCCATGTAGTTTTCGAACAAAGCTTGCGAGCGCCTAAACTTGTCCTGTAATTGCTTTAGGTGCATGGCCATTAGCTCATGCTCAGGAATCTCAAACTCTTCCTGGGTCACCGGATGGTCTTCGTTATGCTCTAACGCTTCGGCTAGGTCTTCTTGCAGTTTATCGTTATTTGACATGATTTTGCCCCCTCGCTTCCGGGCTTGGTTAATTAACTATATTATAGCACAGAATGTCAAAAAAAATAAAGAAATAAGTTGAAAAGGGCCAATTTTTAAGGGTAGTCTAAAAAGTAGACAATGACATATGACTTCGACAAGCTTGCAAGTACTTATAATTATAACACTTATTGCGTGTGTGGTGGCTATTGGGAGTACGATTCTGCCAGACCTATAATGAGCACTAACCCACCGTTATACCCAGTGAAGTGCAGGATTTGTTTAAAAGAAAATTATACGTCACCGAAAGGCGAAAAAAATGAAAACGAAACCGCGACCCAGCAAAATGTGCACAATAACCTGCCAAAGGGGTAATGTCATACATTTGGGTTTTGAAATTGGAAATGGAAGTAAGCGGTTTTTGTGCTGTGCCAAATTAAGGCAAAAGCGAGCTCAACCTAAAGAAATAAAAAGCAAAGTTTATACTTGCGAGCAATGTATTCACAGGTATCAAATCATACAAAACCTGATAGCAAGATTAGGCGTGGAATGGGTTTGCGAGGGTCGGTGGCTACCCATGGAACAAAGAACTTTTCGGGACGTTTTTATTGGGACGTAGCTCAGTTGGTACAACATGAAAAACGGACCTTATAGGAATTAAAAAATACTCCGAGATAGCATGAAGGTCGTGCCGTGGGCCGTTAACCCACAGGTAGAGGTTCGATTCCTCTTCTCGGAGCCATGCGCCAAAGT